ATTCGCAATTATGATGTGGCTTCATACTACTGAACCCCCACTTGATGACGGTCAATGGCTATTGTTCACGCAGTATTCCTAACCCCAAAATCTACGAAAAGATGCTGGAAAGAAGAATACAGGCAAAGAAGTCGGGAGACAAAGCACTTGCAAACGCTTTGAAACTCGTTGCTAACACCACCTATGGTGCGATGCTCAATAAGTATAACGACCTCTTCGACCCATTGATGGGTAGGTCTGTATGTATCTCCGGGCAACTCTATCTCTTGGAACTCGCTAACCACC